AGCCTGTTGGGTGTTATCTCTAAACATAAAACAGTGATACAAAGCACCATCTATTACTACGTGTTTAAATGCATCAGGTACGGACATAGTATCTGTAGATGCGGATAAATCAGAGGCAAATGCAAAGTAGTTAAAGCTTACACTATAGGCTGCATCTGGTCTTGGTGTAAAAGCTGCTTTGTTGTCTAGTGTTCTATAAACATAGATAGGTTGATCAAAATCGCTTGTGGTAGCTTCTGAATCTCTTTCAAAAAATCTTTTTAGAAAAGTATCATAACTTATAAGTTTTAATTTTCTTGCAGAAAAATTATTACTAGAATCAAAATTTATTCTGAATGAATCCCAATCTGCTATTTTAAAATCATCAGGTAAAGAATATTCCTGTTGACCTACAACGAGTGTTAAAGAACCAGCAGTAAAATTAAATGGGAACTCAAATTCTTTTTGTGATATCTCTTGGATTGATGAATTTATTGCGTCTTTTACTTGAGCGCGAAAACCTGTTGCTGTAGCAAAATCAGTCGAGGTTAACTCGACTTCGTTTAATCTACGTAAGGTATCATTAACTAATGTAAGAAAAGTAGTAGCCATATCATATCCAAAAACAAGATAAAGGGGTAGCCCAAGTTAATGAACTACCCCAAAATCAATTAGCCTATTGCATCCCTAGCAGCAGCTACAGGTTCTGCACCCTGTTCATTGAGATCAATAACAGTAGCATAAACCCTAATTCTGCCAGTAGTAGGTGCTGCACCAGCAAGTGTAACATCAATCGTATCAGTTGTTGAAACAAACTGTGTATACGTTGAAGCAGCCGAACCAACAACAGTGTTAGTTTGACCGTTTGTACCTGCTGCACAGAAACCTGTCGAGGTTACGTCTGCACCATCAACGA